ACCAGAAGAGGATTATTCAACGTCTACAAATAAATGATGCTTGTTTACATAAAACAGAAGCAAAAGTTCTAACCTGGAACTTGTGTGCTAGAACAGAGAATCCCGCTGAAGGAGCTATATTCTTTATAGAGAACTTTGGTTGGACATTTGACCCTAGACCTCAAGCCAATCCCAATCCCAATCATCTACCGATGTTACTATATGAACACCAGAAAGATTTAATTCGCTGGATGATAAATGCCATAGACTCTGGACATGATGGTTTGATAGAAAAGTCTCGTGATATGGGAGTTTCTTGGATTTCTTTTGTTTGGTTACCTATTTGGTATTGGTTGTTTAGAGATGGTGTTAATATCCTGATTGGTTCATATAAAGAGGCTTTAGTTGACAACAGAACTAAAGATAGTTTATTTGGTATGATAGATTATGCTATTGAGAGTATACCTAAATGGTTACTTCCTAAAGGATTCAATGCTCTAAAGAATAGAACACAAATGAGACTTGTCAATCCAGTAAATAACAATCTTATTGCTGGAGACACAATGAACCCAGACTTTGGACGTGGTACTAGAAAGACTGTTATTATATTCGATGAGTTAGGCTCATGGGATTATGCTCAAGATGCCTGGGAAGGTGCTGGGCAATCTACGGCTTGTCGTATTGCTAATTCGACACCGAAGGGATTTAATTACTATGCTAAGTTAAGAAACTCAGAAATAGACCGATTAACACTCCATTGGAGACGACATCCACTCAAAGATGAACAATGGTATGAATATGAGAAATCTCGCAACACAGAGGAGACTATAGCACAGGAGTTGGACATTTCTTATAACAAGTCCCAAGAGGGACGAGTATATCAAGAGTGGGGTGAACCCTTAGTCCAAACTGGACATTTCCCCTATGATGAGGGATTAGCACTTTATGTAGGATGGGATTTCGGAAATACGGACGATACAGCTATTATTTGGGCACAACCTGATAGGGAGGGTTTAAGAATTGTAGATACTTATAGGAATGCTGGAAAGACAATAGATTTCTATATCCCATTTATTACTGGGATGACTCCTTCAGATGGTTATGTTTATACTCCCAAAGAATTGGAAGTAATAAATGAACATAAATATTGGAAGAAAGGTATTCATTTCGGAGACCCTGCAGGTAGATTTGTAAGTGCAGTAACGAATACTACGGTACTTGATGTTTTGAGACAAAGTGGTATAATAGTAAACTTCAAGGATGAGTGGAAAGAGTTCCAGAAAAGAAAGACTGCAGTTAAGTTAAAGATTAAGGATGGTATCTTACTTAACAAGAATGAACGAGTAGAGTATTTCAATATGTGTATGGCACAATCAGTTTATCCAACAATCAAATCTGCTGGTGTACAAGAGATTCGCTCTATCAAACCTAAACATAATTGGGCATCTCACTACCGTTCAAGTATGGAATATCTATGTTTAGGATTATCAGAATTTAATACTGTTAGGCGTAAACCATTTGACAAGTTCAAACCAACAACTGGTAGACGTTTACTTTCATACTAATATGGGTTCACTATGGTTTAGAAGGTTAGTTAAAGATTGTAAGAATATAAGTTCTCATATAAAAGTACGTAGAATTGCTCATGGTTTCTATCGCATTTATTTTAATCGTGCATATATACACGAAATTTATAAGGAACTTCCACAGGAAGGTTATCACATTGAAGGTAAAGACTTTAACTTTACGAATAAGAAATACGCTGAGGAATATGAAGAAAGAGCAGAACTCACACGAAAGATAAAGAACTATGTTGAAGGATATTGGGATTCACTTGACACAATCAGAACTCGTGTCTATATGATGAAACACAATAAAGAGTTCAATGAACAGGCAACCAAGAGATATCAAACTGTCGTAGTAAAGTAGTGTGTTGCATTATTATCAACTATATGTTATAATACAAAAGATATATGTCATTAAATGAACCAGTTCTCGCACTCGTTGAAGACCGTGGTCTGACAGAAGACCAACAGAATTATACTCCTTCTGATAAAGAGAGGAAAGTTATTGGTGATGTCTTTGAAATGTTTCGCAACAGTGCAACAGACAGAAACAGAAACTTCGAATATTTCGATGGTTCTAATCTTATACAATATATAGAAGACTCTGTAAAGAGGTTCACAACTAACTATGACAGCCGTGAAGATATAGAAGATTGGCAAGCTAGAATAAATGACCCATTTACAAGGAACAAGGTTCTTACTATTCTTGGTAAGGTAAACTCTGTTCTTCCGATAGCCTCGTTCAAAGGTCGTGGTAGTGAAGATGTACGCAAAGCTTCTATTCTGAATAGTCTATATGAATATGCTGAAGATGTAGATGACTATGATGAACTAATGTTGTTTGTTCTACTAGAAGCTATTGTTAAAGGAACAGCCATTGGTTATGAGGGTGTTTCATATAAGAAAAAGAAACTTCGTGAAGTTCACGGGGTCGGAGACAATCTAAAAATTACCACCCAAACAGAAATAACTACTAAACTTCCTGGTATCTTAATACCGCTAGAAGAGTTTTACCCTTCGTCTGTCAGTATTAGGAATATTAAGAGTATGCCTTACTGTTTCTGGCGTAAAGAAATTCCTTATTCTTCATTCATTGAAGAATGGAGAGAATTCAAACAATCCAAGTTTGTAAGTCCATTCTCACATTATGAGGGAGATGAGGAACGACCATACTACTTAGATTACATAAGTGGAGAAGTTGCTGAGGGAAATGTTGAACTAATTAGGTTCTATGATAAGGACCATGACGAATATGTTATCTTAGCTAATGGTGTTTGGTTAAATCCAATAGGTAATGAGGTTATCTCACCACTTCCATTCAATCATAAAGACCTACCATTCTGGGATATTAAGTTTGACTTCTTTGGAGATTTCTTCTATGGTAAGTCTCTTCCAGATAGACTTAAGTCGATGCAAGATGTATTGAATGTCATGACCAATATGTTACTTGACCAGAGTTTCTTGACAGTCTTTCCCCCAATTCTGACTAATGGTTATGATACTATCGAAGAAGATTATCTTCGTCCAGGTCGTAGAACACCAATCGATACACAAGGACTTCCAATAAGTCAAGCATTTGCTAAACTAGACTTAGGAACTCCTTCTGGTTGGCACCAGTACATTCTAGAATACACCCGCAAGATAATGGAAGAAGCTTCTATTGACCAAGTATCTTCTGGACAAGCTGGTGTTGGTGGTAGAACCACAGCACAAGAAATACGAGTAGCAGCCGAAGGAGTTGCCTCTGTACTGAGTTTATTTGGTAGAATGGTGAACTATGGCATTAAGCGAAAAGCATTGCTTAAAACGGCAAATATACTCCAGTTCTGGACAAATAAGAAAACACCAGTAATTCGTAAACTAATGGGTGGTGCAAAGACATTTGATAAAGTATTCAATACATTTAAGGTAGGAAATACAACACTTTCTGATGGCAAACGTGGAACAAAGATTATTGAACTATATGGTAATAGGTCAGATATACCTACAAAAGTAGAACTACAAGCACGTGGAATGGTAGACACTTCTGCAGCAGGTAAGAATGTGGAGATTATTGCACTTCCTGGTGAGTATCTAAGAGACTTCCAGTTTGATGTTGAACTTGTATCTAATCCAAAGAAAGAAATGTCTCAGGACATTGAGAAAGCTCTACAACTTGAAAAGGTCAGAGTATATATGTCATTCTTCCCACAACAAGTGGATATGAATGAACTTGCTGCTGAGACAGCAGAAATAATGGGAGACGACCCGACTAAAATTCTAAAGTCAGAGGTGTTTAATCCCCAGCCTGCAACACCTGCGGGACAACCAGGGCAGCCAGGACAACCTACACAACAGATTAGTACCAATCCACAACAGAATACTGCAAACAATGTCGTGAGAAGTAATGCCGCACCATCACCAGCCATTCTACAACTTAGACAAAATATACAAGGACTATGATTTTCAATAAAATAAAAGATATAAATAGTTACACCGAAGATGAACTGGCTCGTGCATTAGCCACTAAGATAGGTGTGCAAGATGAAATTGATTCTGAATATGAAAAACAGATATTCAGAGACTTAAAGGGTACAGATGGATTGATTAAATACCTCAGAGAAGCCAGCGCCAGGGATATAAATCGTTATTTTGGTGCTTCAACTCCAGCAGAACAATCTCTGATTAGAGGTGCTTTTGCTAGGACAATGTATCTAAAACAAAGAATAATGGGTACTG